CGGGTCGTCTTCGTACCAGTTCCTGCGGATGGCAAGGATCTGACGGGAAGACTTGTCTACCGTGATGACATAGGGAAGCGCGATTCCGGTGGGTTCACCGTTTTCATCGGTGTCTTCGAATCCGGGCAGGTCGTAATCGACCACCATCTCCAGAAGGGTGTAGCGCGAATCAAGTTCCATGCCCTTCGACTCACCGTTCAGTTTGTCGTAGGACTTCTGGATCTGACTCGTGTCAGGCACCGGAGGAGGGAGGGAGATATCAGAATAGAACCCGGAGACCTGCAACTTCCTGATCTCGTTGTAGGTCTTCTTCATCAAATGGGTAGCGCGTTCACAATTGATGAGATCGCTGGCTCCGTAAGAAACCACGAAATCCTCTGCTGGAACGAAGTTCGAAGCGGGTCTACCGAGTGAAGGATCGAAGTAGACCTTGCGGAACGCTGCACCGGAGAGTGCCAACGAGAAGAGCATCTTCTCCGTCTCTGAGCGATATTCGCTCATCTTTTCCGTCAGAAGATAGTTCAGGTATTCCTGAACTCTTTGAGCCTGATCGATGCGCTCTTTGGTGGATTCACCAAGGATCTTGGTCTGTACCGGTCCTTTGGCGGGGAAGATCTCTTGGATGGTCTGGGCTTGGAACCGGACAATCGCCTCAGAGAGCATGGGGTGAAACACACCACAGGCTCCCTCCCATGGCTGTGTACGGTCCTCAATCTTCAGACCTAGGAGATCAAGACCCTTGATGTAGGTCGTTTCCCATTCCTTGCGAGAATCCTTGTCTGCTTCGTACAAGGTCGCAAGATCGTTCCCGATGTTGTTCAACACCTGATCGGGGATGAACTCCGCAAGGTTCTCGTTGTGACCCGGCTCAGGAGCAGGTTCCGGGGAAAGACTGATCTCCACCCCACCGTCCGGCAACTCCACAACGATGGATTCAGACGGCGAACCGACCGCCACTTCCATCGACATCCCTCCCGTGGGGAAGGGCATCAAAGCGCGATCAACCGCCATCTCTCTCTCCTTACAGGTCGCGGAACTTGCCGCCCTTCACGGCAGCACCCATACCACGAGCGGTACCAGAGGTACCCATGGTCATCTTGCCGCCGAACATCTTCTTCGGACGCATGGCACCACCGACCATCACCGGCTTGCCGAGGCCACTCATCTTGCCCTTCAGGGCATCCTTCGGCTGCTTGCGGCTCTTCGGAGCCTCCATCTTCTCGCTCTTAGCAGTTTTGTTCTTCATCGTTTAAATCCTTAGTAGTAAGAAGTCTTTCGTTTGTAGACTGGCTGATCCTTGTAATCAGACTGGAGGGAGATGAACCCTCCCTTGCGGTAGCGTAGGAGAGCCTGCGTCCCTGAGTCCACATAGTCATCATGCTCTCCGGCAGGAAAAGACGCAAATTCCTCAACCACTTCCTCCGCAAAACGGGTGTTGGGTCGCCATATCCTGCCACTGGAGAAGAGATCAGCAATGGCGTTTACACGGGCAACTTTATCATTACCGCGTGACGGGGTGTATTCCGATACGGGGATACCCATGGCCCTCAGTTCGAATATCAGGGGGGTGCCTGCCGCCTTGGCTTCCACAATCAGGGCATCCGGCTTCCAGTAGTTGTACAACTCCCATGCCCGTTTCTTGAGGGTTGGGAACTCCATCTTCTCCTTATGGGCATCCATAAGAATGATGTTCGACTGCATCGCCCCAGACCCGTCTGGGTGGTAGAAAACACCCCAAGTGGTACAGGCTGAGTAGTCTGATCGCTCCTTCTTCAGGAACGCGGTATCCCATGACTGGATCAAAAACTGACACTGCGGGGGTCTGTCTTGCTCCCAGACCTTCCACCAGTCCCGTTTAATCAGTGCGCCCTCTTCGGAGGTGGGATTCTGCTGGTACTGGGCCTGCCATTTATGGGTAGGGATTTCTTCCCGGATAGCCTCCAGTTCCTCTAAGGGCCAGAACTCAGGCCACAGGGGTTTGCCAGAAGGAAGGATTGCCGGGAACTCAATGACCTCCCATTCATCCCCCCCTCTCTGGGCGGATGCCTTGAGAACCTGTCCTACCAGATCCCGCTTCGACCAACGGGTACAGATCACCACAATCGCCCCACCGGGCTGAAGACGCTGGCGGGGTCCGGAGGTGTACCACTCATACGCATGGTCAAACACGGCAGGATCCGAAGACTGACCCTCCTGTTCATCATGGGGGTCATCGATAATCAGAAGATCCGCACCCTTACCGGTGACAGCACCCCCGATACCGATGGCGAAATAGTCACCCCCCTTGGAGGTACTCCACCTACCTGCCGCCTTGGAGTCCGCCCGAAGGGATGTATCAGGGAATACAGCCCGGTAATCCTCCGAATCCACCAAGTTACGGACCTTACGCCCGAAACCTACCGCCAGTTCCGCAGTATGAGAAGACTGAATCACCTTCTTCTGGGGGAACTTGCCCAAGAACCACGCGGGAAACAGAAAAGACCCGAACTCAGACTTGGTATGCCGGGGTGGCATACAAATGATCAGTCTCTTGAGTTTGCCAGAAGCGATTTCCTCAAACTTCTGACCCATGATCTTGTGATGCCGACCCGAAATGAAACCGGGCCACACCCTATGCACGAACGAAATGAAACTCTCTTGAGACAATTCCTTCGTCTTGGCCTTCTCATACTCCTCAAGAAGCCCATAAAACTCTCTCTGCTGATCCTCAGGTAGGGTTTTCACTAAACCCATGATTCTAGGAAGGTTTTCCTGAGTGATATGCATCGAATGTACCTCAAAATGCAGGGACAATAGCCCCCGTTTCATCACAACTTCGTCTTCGCGTCGTCTCCCCTATCACCTCTTCTCTACACCCCCCCCTCAAAAGGGGGGTGTAGAGATTGACACTACAATATTCCCTTACAATATCCCCTTTAACGCATCACTTCGATGTATGGATTGCTCGTGTTCACCTTTAGTCAGTCCCTCGACTCGCAATCCTTTATAACAAGTCCGATTGTATCACAATAATTTGGGAAAGTCAATAAGAAATACACTAGAAATGCTAAATTTTTTGCAAAAAATTTTACCTGACACCCATATACCCCCTTTCTACACGCATTTTCCCCACAAATTCCATACAAAACAGGAACTTACGGAACATTAACCCCTACCCCCACCCTACATTTGTTGCGTAAATGATACAGATAGGAGCGAAAGTAGGGGATCGGATGAGTGAAATCGTATATATAGGGTACGCGGGTACGCGCATATCACGCGGGGGGTGCGGGTGCGCGATTAGACCGCGCATGCGCCTGCGTTTAACCCCCCACGGGCGCGTGTGCGATTAGACCGTGCGCGTCACGCGCTTCCTCATCCCCGGAACCCGCATCGTCGCTGTCACCGGAACCATCGTCGTCATCGTCCGCACCGTCTAAACGCTCAGGCAGCATGTCGATAACCGTGACCTGAGGTGCAGCGGCTGACAGCAGCGCACCCAGTCGCCGCTCAAGTTCCACCGCGACAGCAGCAGCAGGACGGTCGCGCCTGTCCTCGACTATCTCCACGAACGCGCCGCATGTCTTGCCCCAGAGTTCGACGGCACGGAGCCGCACATGGTCAGGACGCGCATCGTCTTCGGCGAACTGACGCAGCAGACCCACCACTTTCGAGCGGTCTGAGACACCCTTGACCTCCATTAGCCGCATCCTCTCGCCCATTAGCGCATCCACTGCCGCCCTGATATCGCCCCGTTGCGCCAATCCTGAAGCCTTGTTGCGGATGGTGTCGCCCTGCATGTCTGTCGCGTCATACGCGAACTTGTACGCATCGCTCTGCGTCATGCCGTCTGCGAGATTCTCCGCGAATTTACGCTGTTTCGGTGTCAACCCGTACTGGTCTCGTATGCCTGCCATTCGATCTGATTTCCCTTGTTTTGCAGTGATTAGTTAATTCTTTGACTACGCAATGAGTGGTCTTGTGCCTTTGTCACCCTGTTTTCGGGTCTGAAAGTACCTGCGGTGCCGATTAAACGCAAACTAAATTCGACCGAATATCAATGACTTAGTGTATTTGTGGTCGTGTAAACGAAGAAAGTTGTTGACTTGTGGTCATGTAATCCGTAGAGTTCGCATCACCGGCAGCGGCAACGCTCCGGAGCGCACCCAGACGGCGCGTCGAGAGACAAGAGGTTCTGGTGCCGGAAGTGCGAAAGCAGCCCGGCGGTTCCCTGAAGCGGGAACCCGGCCTAAAGCAGCGGTGAAGTCTAGGGTTGAAGACGATGACCGACATCTCGCGAGTCGCCCGAAAGCGTGACGCTGCCCAATCAACCGGAAAACGCCTTCGACTGACCAGAGCATCCTGCGGGGTGCTGCGGTGAGTCACCAACAGGAGCAACAGACATGTCCTCAATCGTCATTTATCCGGCTCGTGGCTTTCTAGGTGC